CAGGCCAACCTGAAAGAAAGCCTGAAAATCGTCGAGGATTACTATCTGCTCGTTGTCAGCGGGCGTTGATGTGATTGTGCGGTACTGCATATTTCACCTTTAAGCGGGGCCAGCTTGCACAACCCGTAGTTCAATGCTTCCAGAACCATACTGGAGAAGCGCAATTGCCCTGCAAGGGATCGTAAATTGAGCCGAGGCCAAAGCTACGTCATCAAGGGTCGGCACTGCAAACCAGTTGATGTCCTCTGGATGCAATGGGTCAAAGCTGTCTGGGTTGTCCAAGGTATACAGAACGGCTGCGGCAGCGCCCCCGGTGCTATTGGAAACGGCCAAGCCAAGGTTAAACGGGGCCTGAAAATCATCAACTACGATGATGCTATATGCGCCATCTCCAGTAGTTATAGCTGTGCGGTACTGCATATCGGCAACCCTACTTCTTGTTTGTTAAGGCAGTCGTATTAAACGGCAGCCAACTAACACTTAACATCCCACCGCTTTAGGGCGAGGTTAATACGACTATTAGGATCATGTGCAGTCTTAGCCGACGTCAGCTTTTCTTTCATTCCGCACATGCGAGTTCTGAAGTTGTCCCGCCTCTGTGAGGCTGCTGGGCTTTTATCGGCCTCAGCAGCCGTCACAGGACGTTTTATGTTATGGCCTTCAGCACGGAGAGATTCGCGGCCCTTTTCGTTAAGGCCGCCAGAAGGACTTTTGCCTTCTTTTCTCGTCCACGCACCAGCCATAATTCGGACTAACTCCAGACAGCAGCGGCGAGGATGTAGAGATCAACACCATCAATGTTGACCTTCAGCTTCTTCAGCGTTCCGCTCGGGGTAGCAGCACCAGTGGTCACAAACGCGCCGCCATTCGACTGAATTTCAGCGTAGTAAGCGGCCTTACCGTAGGTATACAGGTGCGAGTTGGTCGGAGCGACGGTGGTGTTCTGGCTCGACAAAAGGCTCGAAGCCGAACCCCAGCCAGAGGCCGGAGAGGTCGCACCCATGTCGCCCCAGATCGGGCTGATCTGCGGATTGCCGCTCACAACAGCGGTGGACAGGTCAAACTGACCAACCACGCCAAAGGCATGAGCGCCAGCGCCAACGGTAGCGCCGGTAACAGCGGTAACCTTGCCCTGCGAACCGTAGTAGTAGCCAGCACCAAGAACCGTAGCGGCATTGCCAACAGCGACTTCGCCGCGCGAACCGACAGCCGAACCACTGCCGCTGCCGACAGTGACTGCACCAGCATAGCTGAGGGTCAGCTTGCCGTAGATGTCACGGGTAGTGGCGGGGTTAGTGGTCGAGAGGGTCTTCGCAGCGGTCACGGTGACAGCGGTAACGTCGCTGCTAACGATTTCCGGGCCGATCAGCGTAACAGCGCCGGTAGCGCGGTTGACCGTGATCGGGGTGTTGATGATGGTAAACCCATCGTCAGCGATGCCCTGAAGCTGGAGGTTCGAGCCAGCATTAGCGGTGGACTCATCGCCAGTCAGGTTCCACTGCCAGCGCGTATTGTACGCCACCGGGTCAGTGCTATTGGAAATGCTAAATTCAGAAGCGACGCCCAGACCATTAGTAAAATGGGTGCCGGGGGTGGGATATTCGATAACGGCCATAGACTTAATCCTTCACAGAGTAAGTCCGGCTGGTATGCTCTGCACATAGCCTACGGGAAAAGGCCACCAACCGGACTAGAAACCCGTCATTTTATCGGATTAGTCGATGTCCAAAGTCTTGTGACCCTTGGGCGGAGTGCCTGCATGGGCCGAAGACAGCGGTGACGCATCCGAACTTGTACGACCACCAGACTTGCGGGCCTTACGACCAGCGTTAGCCTTGGCATCGCCATGGACCTTACCAACATGCTTCTTCTTCGCACGGCCACCAGACTTACGCTCTTCAGCTTCGTCGTTGACCTTGCTCTGATAGGTGTAGCGCATGTTCTTGGACTTCAGGTCCTGCTCATACTCTTTAGTGCCAGACTTGGGAGAGTCCATCTCTCCGCCGTTGGCTTTACCTTTGCGACCTTTCATGGGTCTCTCCTGATTAAATGTTAATTGATTGAAGGTAAAATACGGTCAGAACTGCGGTGCCGCCACCGGTATTGGATGAAGTCAGCATGATCTGTACGTCCTGATCATGAACATTAACCCAGTTACCATTGCTGTCCGAATTAGGACCAACAACAGTCGAACCCGTGTTGTTCAGCGTGATTGCATCAGCGGCAGTGAAATATGTCGCATTAGCAGTCGTGCCGATTCCAAGGGTTTGCGAGCCAGACCACGTTGTAAGGACATTAAAGTCCATTGACGTAACCTGACTTTGAGCCGGGATAACGATGTTAGTGACGTACACTCCGTTAGTAACCGGAGAACCATTCTGATCAACAACCTGAGACTGGGCCATCACTACATAGCCGACATTTGCAGTTCCATCGCTACCACCGACGTAGGCAAGATTGCCAGTTCCGTCGCTGTTAACAACATTGCCCACCGTTACGGGGCCGGTAAATGTAGTGGTACCCATTCTTTTACACCTTCGTAAGGTGGCCTCCCCAGTTAAGGGGAGGCTTACCTATTACGTTGTGGGGAACGAACCGTAGATCGAACGCCAGTTGTAGTAACCGAACGAATAACGCTCGTAACCCTTGACCAGCAGGTTGTCGGTAACAAAATCGACCTGCATGTCGGTCTCGAACTTCACACGTTCCATGTACGACAGACCGTCGATGTTGGTCAGCAAGAACCACGCATAAGCCGAGGTTAGGAAGTCGTTGACCATGTACGATTCAGGCAGACCACCAGCGGTCATCAAAATCGCATTCACATCATTGTCCGCAGTACCCGGACGCAGTTCCGTCTTGCACAGACGGATAGCAACCGGCTCCAACTGAGCGGGAACAACCAGCTTACGACCACGGGCGAAGACCTTCAGGCCAGCCTGATCCTTGAAGTTCGTGCGGATTGCGATCATCGCATTCAGCAACGTGGCTTCGTTAAGATCAACCTGCACAGCGGGCTTGTTCGCCACGACGCCGCCAGTGATCGGATGGTCCGAAGCGCAAAGCGCCACGCCGTCACCGCCAATGGAGGCATTGTAGGTAGTCGCAGTATTCAGGAGGTTCGCGCCGTAGATTTCCTTGGTCTGCTGAAAGGATTCGATCAGGCCGAGGTTGGACGGGTGGAACTGGGTCTTATACAGGTTGTCGTCAACAGCCTTGCGAGTGATCGCGTAGCCGAGGCCGATTTCCGTATGTTCCTGATTGTAGATAAAACGCTCACCAGCGTTGTTATCGAACGCAGTCTGACCACCTTCGGTCTTCAACTGAGCCAGACCGAGGTACTGCATTTCGGCAGTACGTTCGAGGGCCATGTTCGAGTTATGCTTGGTGAAGATCTTATCGTACTGAGACGGGATCATCTCGTACTTGCCTTCTACGCCGCGAAGTCCGGGGAGCAGAAGGTCTTTAATCGCACTAAGATTAACAGCCATTGGTCAAATCTCCCTTAGCTGATGCCGGTCGGACCAGCGCCATTAGTACGCATGATCTGGTTGTTGAAACCAACAACGACATTGTTATACGCAGACGTTGGGTCCGCACCATTCGCTCCCGGCGGGAACACGACAAGATCAACCACGATAAACGGATAAGTAATCGTAGTGCCGAGGGCATTCAGGTACGCGCCAGACGCACCAGTGTTGGCATTGCCAGAACCGATAGCGAACTGAGCGTACTGACCAACGGGCGAGTTACCATACGACGACAGGTCGCCGCTGATGTTGAACGTCGTGCCGTTGCCCATAACAAGGAAACGAGCATTCGGATCATCAACAACATACGAGATGACATCGTTGGCAGAATCCGAACCGGGCCAGTAACGCGACCACACGGTGCGCTTCTGGGAAACCGACAGGTACTGACAGCCAACAAAGATGCCAGCAATCGCCTGCGGATCGGACGGATCAGCCTGCACGATATAACCAGTCGTGCCATCCTGCTGGACGGGATCGCCACAATAAATGGCGGAAGCGTCATAGGCAGTGCGACGAGCAGACT